TATTCTTTAGATTTACTTCAAGTTATCTTTCTTCAAGTAACGTTCTAGTTGATTCATCTTAAGTTATACTTCTAGATTACATTCTTCTAGTATAGTTCTTCTAGTTATACTGTGATATTTATTTTATTACTTAGAGTATGCATAACCTTTACTTCCCCTCCTCCGGTTATACTTCAAGTAGACTTTCCGAGGGGGACGGACCGGACCAAGGGGTGGGGTACCTATGGGTATATACCAATAAGGCATATTTTTCAGTAATTTAGGTGTCTAATCCAGTAGTAATTTTAAAGAGTAAAATAAGTATATTTGTCTAACTCATAGTACATATCTTCTAGTATATTCTTCTAGAAATGGACAAAATGTAATATTCTTTAAGAAAAATAGAGAAAACTAAAGAAATATCGTCTTAGGGTATTGACAAGGTTTCTAAATAATGGTATAATTAAACTATAGAAAAAAGAAATACAACTTGAACTGTGAGCTACGAACGAAGTGAGTCTCAAAACACCTTCCAAATATTCTTGTCTTTTCTTTCTAATTTATTACTCTGGTTGTTCAACTGGAATGAACGACAAGTTGATATAACAACTTGAACTCGATGAACGTAGCATCGATTAAATATCTTCAATCACATTCATCACCAACTAGACTTCTCTCCAGTCCTTGAAGAGATGTACTTGAAGTATGTTCTCGATGAACTTACTGTATGGGATTTATTTTTTAATTTAAGGAGAATTCCATTTGTCAGAATTTAAAGAAGAACTCATTGCAGACGTTACAGAGCCTACGGCTCCGAAAGACCTACGGTCTGAATATACCGACGAGAATGGTCTCACAGAAAGAGACAGAGCCTTCCTTGATGTACTCTTTGATGTATGCGGGGGTGATGTCCGTCGGGCTATGGACGAGGTCGGTTATTCCAAAGCGGTCGCCAGTTCCGAAGTAACCCGTCGGCTCTCTAAGCATATCCGCGAAAGGTCCAAGGAATATCTTATCTCTAATACCGGGAAGGCTGTCATTTCTCTTGTCCATACGCTGAACGATCCCACGGCTCCGGGAGTCAAAAATACTCTCGCCGCAGCCCAACAGATTCTCGATAGAGGTGGTGTCTTTAAAGAAGAAGCCCCTCAGGTCATCGAACACAGAAACATGTTTATTTTGCCCGCTAAGGACGAGACAGAAGATGAATAAAGGCGATGAAATTGGAGTATAATAATGGAAGATAACCTTATCAAATTAGAGAGGTGGAAGGGGTATACTCGAAAGCTTCCCTATGGTAAGGTCGGCTTCGGTTATATGGTCGATTCGAATGATCCGTTAAACATCATTCCTAATGTCGAACAAATAAAGTTCATCGAACAAGGGTTTGATTATCTAGACTCTGGTAGTTCCCTTCGTGAAGTCACAGAATGGCTCTCACAGAAGCTTCTGAAGTCTATGGTACATCAGACTGTTTCTAACCTCTACAAGAAGCACAGACGTCCGTATCTCCGAGTAAAGACCCTTAAGAAGACTGGTCCGACTCGTACGAGAGAACAAAGAAAAGTAATCGCTGCTAAGGCTAATATCAAAAGAGCTAGGACAAAAGCTGAAATCCTAGAGCAAAGATATAAAGACAAGAAGCTCAAGCGTGAAGATTACGACAATCCCCCTGAAGAAAAGAAGAGACCTAATAACTTCCTAAAGACTGATGGGGTGTACGTCCCGCCAGTCCTGAAAGAGGTCTCGTTTGTCTTCACCCCTAACCCCGGTCCACAGACATCTTTTTTGTCAGCCTCGGAAGAGGAGGTCTTGTATGGGGGTTCTGCCGGAGGCGGTAAGTCGTATGCGATGATCGCCGACCCTATGCGTTACTTTCACAATCCTAATTTTGTCGGCCTTCTTTTGCGTCGTACTAACGATGAACTCCGCGAACTCAAGTGGGAAACCCAGAAGCTTTACCCTAAAGCATTCCCCGGAGCTAAGTGGAAAGAAAAAGACTCTATGTGGGTCTTCCCTTCTGGCGCTAAGTTCTGGATGACTTATCTCGAAAGAGACGATGACGTACTTCGCTATCAGGGTCAGGCGTTTACATGGATCGGCGTCGATGAGTTGACACAATACGCTACTCCATTTGCTTGGACATATCTTAAATCTCGTCTCCGTACTTCAGACCCAGAGCTTAAGAAAGCTTTGTCAATGCGAGCTACTACGAACCCTGGCGGACCCGGTCACCACTGGGTCAAGAAGATGTTCATTGATCCTGCTCCGTATGGCCAATCATTCTGGGCGACTGATATCGAGACAAATGAAATTCTCAAATACCCGGACGATCATGAAGATCCTTCAAAAAGAGGTAAGCCGCTTTTTAAGCGTAGATTTATTCCCGCTAGACTAAGAGATAATCCGTATCTCTATGAAGATGGTGCGTACGAAAGAGGACTACAGGGCCTTCCTGAACAACAGAGACGCAAGCTCCTAGATGGGGATTGGTCTATCATGGAGGGAGCCGCCTTTGCAGAATTCAATCCTCGATACCATGTCTGCAAACCCTTCGATATCCCTTCTGATTGGAGGCGTTTCCGATCTGCTGACTATGGCTATTCTAGCCCAGCTTGCGTTCTTTGGTTTGCGATTGATCCGGCTTTTGATACTCTATATGTTTACAAAGAACTATACGGATCGGGAATGACTGGCGTCGATCTGGCTACGAAAGTACTAGATATGGAAGAAGACGACAGAGTCTCCTACGGTATCCTCGATAGTTCTGTTTGGCATCAACGAGGGCACTTTGGTCCTAGTATTGCAGAAGAAATGATTGCTCAGGGCTGCCGGTGGCGTCCTAGTGACAGAGGTCAGGGAAGTCGTGTTGCTGGTAAGAACAGACTCCATGAGCTTCTAAAGGTCGAAGAACTACACGATGGTAGCTATAGGACGGGCCTTGTCATCTTTGACAATTGTCGACAACTCATAGCTGACCTCCCTTCGATTCCTTCTGACCCTGGTGGTACAGACGATATTGATTCTCGATATCCTAATGACCACAGTTACGATGCTCTTCGCTATGGTATCATGTCCAGACCTAGAGCTAATTCTCCACTTGATTGGGGAAATACCCCACATCATACATACATCCCTGTCGATAAGACATTCGGTTATTAAAGGATAAAACATGGCTGCAATAACAAGAAGTACTGGTGGTAATAAGGTTACTAGTAATAATGTAAGCATAACTCTTGGTAAAAATACAACTACTCCTTCCGTATTGACAAAGAATACTAATGATGCTTTATTCTTCAAACACTCTACGAAAGGTAAGTAACCATGGCTAAGAATCCATTCGTCAAAATGATGAAAGAAAAGGGCGAAAAGGTCGATAAGACAAAGGGTAAATCCAAGTCTAAAATGGCCAAAATGCCTAAGAAGGGTAAGAGGGCCTGTTGAGTTGTTAAGACTCATCTCGAATCATATTAAATGGTAATTCTCTCCTAAAGAAGGAGACTACAATGGATAATATTTTGAACTTCCCAGGGGTGACTATTCCTGAAGATGTAGACTATGACACTGTTGGTCCAGAAGTCGGAGTAGATGACGTTCTGGAAGGTGCTAAAGGTAATGGCCTACAGGATGTTACTCTTCTTGGTAGGAACTCAGAAGGACAGTTGTACTTCGCTAGTACAAATGGCTCTGCCTCTAAGATTCTATATGATCTAGAATCTGCCAAGTACATCATTATGAATGCAACCTTTATGATTACGGAGGATTAAATGACATATAGTACAGCTTGGACTGTTATCTCTTTTTATAACATTATTCCAGACACGACCGGACTTGGTCGTACGGTACTTTCAGTAGATGGTACATTCGTCGAAAGAATTGAACTAAACCACCTAGAATCTAGTAGCACTGTTACAGCAGCGGGCACAGAAGGTGCCTATTTTCGTATGACTGAAATCGGTGACCCGAATGGGGAACTAAACCTGCTTCATATTACTACTGGAGTTGATCCTGTCGCGACTACTTCTTCTCCAATGATTCAACCGGGTACATATTATTCTGATTTTGTCTGGCTGCCACCCGGCCATAAAATTGCAATCCTACCCTTAGCAAACCCAGACATTCCACTCTTGACTCCACCTGAAGAATAAAGGAATAATCAATGGCTTCATTTATGGATGAACTTCCAACTAGTGACGATCTGACGATGGAAACATCGAATGACGCCTCGGCAGTCGCCGTACCTGAGGCTTCCGACCCTCTTGAAGATCAAATCAAGCACTCTAGCCTCGTAGGCGCTATTAAAGAAGATTTCGCTCGTTCCGAACGTAAGAGAATGGCAGATGAGACTCGTTGGCTAGAGTGTTATCGTAATTTTAGAGGTCTTTATGGTCCGACTACCCAATTCACAAGCACTGAAAAATCTAAAGTCTTCGTTAAAATCACAAAAACCAAGGTTCTTGCTGCTTATGCACAAATTCTTGATGTTCTTTTTGCTGGCAATAAGTTCCCTCTGGGTATTGAGTCCTCTAATCTCCCGGTAGGGGTAGATGATGCAGTCCATGTAGATCCACAAGAGCAGGCCCAAGCAGCTAACCCACAGATTCTCCCTGCAGTAGCTAAGAAGTTCAAGATTTTTGGCCCTAAGAGAGATCTTTTGAAGTCTGTCGCGGGCAAACTTAAGTCTGGAGTGGGTCTAACACCTAGTTCTGTCACCTTTGAACCTGCAAAAGATGCAGCAAAAAAGATGGAAAAGAAGATTATTGACCAGCTCGAAGAGGCTCACGCCACTAAATCCCTTAGAAATACTGTTTTTGAGATGTGTCTTTTCGGCACTGGGGCCTATAAAGGACCTTTTGCAGTCGATAAAGAGTACCCAAAATGGGAACAAGACGGAACTTATGCCCCTGAAATGAGGACTATTCCGTATGTAGAACACGTATCTATCTGGGATATTTACCCTGATGCAGATGCTAGAAACATGTCAGAAGCAGAGAAATTCATTCAAAGACATCGTATGTCACGCTCTGATCTACGTGCTCTTAAGCGTCGTCCCTTCTTTCGTGGTAAGAATATCGAAAAGCTTATTTCAGAGGGTCCTAACTACTCACAGAAGTATTGGGAAACTGCTCTTAAGGAAGATAACGATGATACAGTCAACGAACGTTGGGAAGTCCTAGAATTCTGGGGTGTCGTCGATACTGAGATCGCAAAAGAAAATGGAATTAAAATTCCTAAGGAGTTCAAAGGCCAAGATCAGATTCAGGTCAACGCTTGGATCTCTGGTGGCCATGTCATCCGACTAGTCTTTAACCCTTTTACTCCTGCAAGAATTCCTTATCAGGTCGTCCCTTACGAAATCAACCCTTACTCATTCTTTGGTATTGGTGTTGCAGAAAATATGCTCGATACACAGCTTCTTATGAATGGTTTCATGAGGCTTGCTGTAGATAACGCTGCACTCTCGTCTAACGTAGTCTTCGAGATCAATGAAGATCTCCTAGTTCCCGGACAGACTATGGAACTCCACCCCGGTAAGATCTTCCGCAGATCTGGTGGACAACAGGGACAAGCGATTAGTACTAATAAGATCGATAACGTTACTAACGAAGCACTTATGCTTTTTGATAAAGCTCGACAGCTCTCTGATGAAGCAACCGGTATGCCATCTTATGCACACGGCATGACTGGTATCCAAGGTATGAATAGAACTGCCTCTGGTATGTCTATGCTCATGGGTGCGGCAGCTCAGAATATTAAGGCTGTAGTTCGTAATGTAGATGACTATCTTCTGACACCTCTGGGTAAAGCTCTCTTCGCCTTTAATATGCAGTTCAATTTCTCTGAAGATTTTATCGGAGATCTTTCTGTCAAGGCGAAGGGTACTGAATCCCTTATGAGGAATGAAGTTAGATCTCAGAGACTCCTCCAGCTTGCACAATTTGCAGCACCCAACCCAGCCATGGCACCATTCATTAAGTGGGATTATATCCTCCGTGAATATGCCTCCAGCCTTGACCTCGACGAAGACAAGGTTGTCAACGACCCTCGTGCAGCTATGATCCAGGCTATGCAGATGAAAGAAGCTGCAGCAGCTATGGGTCAGGTCCCACAAGACCCAAATGCACAAGGACCTCAAGGTGGTGTGACTGCCGATCCTGGTGGTAATGGTGGTGGGATTATTGCTCCGGGTAATTCTCCCGAGCCAGGGTCTCCAGGATTTTCAAGCAACCAAGAACCAGTGAAAGCTTCTGAATAATGAAAAAAGAAGATGCTCAAAAGCTCCTCATGTTGGTTAACTCCAAAGACGATATGGATGCACTCTTGCATTACATGAACCTTAGGATTGAAAACTACAAAGAACTCCTGACTCGATCAGAGACTATAGATCAAGTCCGTAGGTATCAAGGTGCAATCGAAGAACTTCAAAGACTGAAAACACTTCGTGATGAAGTCCTAAACCCGAGGG